CTCCTATCTAGTTTACTCCACGTGGAGCCCCCCGCCCGTCGACATTGACGAAGGTTTTTATTCAAACAGCGTTCTACCCGGCCACACGCACGCCGTGCCTCCGCAACGCACGACTAGTCCGTCTACCGTCGGGATCTACGAAGCCCATGCTGTCAGGCTCCTCCCCCGTGACCATCTTACGAGTGCTCTAGTGCCGGGGTGGTCAGCCCAAGCACAGCCTGCACGCTCAGCCGCCAGTTAGCATCAAGCGGTTGGGGGCAAATGCTGCCCTCGTCGCGGCAGCTCCGAGCATCTGCCCAGAAATGCTGGCCGCGTTCTTAAGGAAATCGAAGCCTAATGATCCTGCTGCCTCGGCGCCGTCCCGTAGCGAGTTGAGCACGTTGACGGGAATGGTTGGCGGGTGCACTGCCGCATTCGCCAACGGTCCTGTCAAAGAGTAACGCGCCTGGTAGGTGGCACCGAACGTGACCTCGTAATCTTGAGCATCAGTGCCCGGCCAAAAGATATAGACCAGGGTCGAAAATGCTGGATCGTTCACTTGGAGCTTCCACGAGACCAGGTCCGTATTCGGAGCGAGGAAATCGGACGCCTTGACCTGGTTGACCGGGTGCGTGTTGAACTGGAGCCCCGCTTGAAGCGTGGCCCCGGTGTACGTCACCGATTTGGGGTGGGAGCGGGTGTAGTCATATAACAACTTGTACCCGCCCACTGAACTAATGTCAAAGCCGGCTGCGAGGTTGAGCGCGGTCACACCGCCTGCCACGTCGAGGTTCTTCGTGATGTTCCGCAAACGGACACTGCCACGCGTGAGAATCGCCGATGAAGGCGAAGAAGCGCTTGGTGCCGAGTCGAAACCCGCTGAGAGCATCTCGGGTGTGTCAATGGTGGAGACTCCACCGGTGGCGATGTCGAGATCAACCAATTGGGCAACTGTCTTGCCCGGTCCCATGTTGCAGATGAGTACGGTGGCGTGGTTTGGCGTCACGATTGTCGAGAACGCCTGCCTTGCCATACCCTGCAAAGGCAAACACCGCCCAACGGAGAAAGCCAAAGGCGCAGTAACAGTGTTGCCGAAACCATTGAAGTGGGAGCGGTGGCTGAAACGCGAAGCTCGGGCTTGTGGCCCGCCGCGTGCAACTCTTGGCGCCCTCTTTGGTTTGGACATCTTGTCCTGCTGGTTGAAAACCCTTTCCATGGCTGGGCGCGCGCTCTGCTTGGCCCGAGAGAGGGCCATCTTCTGCTTGTTTGTGAGCGGCATATTTGTTGCACGAACTATCCGTACGCCGGAGTTGTTGCATGCGTGTCCTAGAACGCTGCGCGGTTGTCGATGTCACAGATAACACCTTGAGAATGCTAAGACAACCGGTTTTGGTTTTAAAGTTTTTCTGACACACCACCAAATTTCTGGACTCGGTGTGGTAGGAATTTTGCATTGTTTATTTTGGTTTTCCTATGGGGCCGTTGAAATAACCGGCCTGCACGCTCCTCCTGCCAAGAGGTACTACGTGGCCCAGGCTTCGCTGGGACTTGAATGTAAGAGAAGAGACTGGGCGGGCGTGCCCATGCATCGGCCAGGACGGTCCGTTACCTCCGTCAATCCATTTTGTCTGCAGTGGCAGTACTACGCGCTCTCGCCCCGGCTACGCCAAAATGGCTACCTAAAGGCCTTTACCTCGCATCAGCACCATATGCACCAGGCCCCGCCAGCCTAACGCACCATCCAGGACATAGCACCACATCGTCGTGGTCAGAGTATGGCTTGGCAAACCACACCCATCCCATCTCGCAGTGATATCCCTTCGACCCACAAAACCACTACAGAACCACCTCTTTACAGTTCCCCTCCCAAGGAACAAACCGGGCCGTCCGGGTAGAAGTGGTGCCCTCACCGTCGCCGATTGCTATCAGGGCCCTTGCGGACTACCTGTCGGCTTCCAGGCTTTTCACGGGACTACCCCCCGCTACTAAGGCATAAGGCAACCCTCGCCACATGGGTCTGGCATGGTGACGCTTCTATGTCAACACCCCTGGTGTTACTAAGTCGTCCCATCCGTGGCTCCTCCGGCATAAGCTTACATCCGGTACGGGTGATCATAACATCATGACGGCGACAGTCCGTTTTCCATCGATGGGCCGTGAAAACCCATCGAAGTGTCATGATGTCCCCAAGGCCTCTGTGAAAAACCAAGGGTATTGCGCTCCGGCGATCCGATGATCTTTGAGACCGCCGTTCCACGTTCGTGTCAATCCTCTCTTACAATTAAAGCATGCTGAAATGGTGGCAACTCGCGCGACACGACCATCTTCCGACTAGCCTAAACAAAACGGGTGGTCAGCCCGTATGTTATCGCTTAGGACAACCAACTGCGCGGATAGCAGGTTGCGAGGTCCTTCCCATGGACGTTCTGGTCATGCGGCGCCGTTGCCACTGCCCACTCAAGGTCGGTAAAATCGCCTGCACTGACGCGTGCGAGGTCTTTCCAAGCCTCAGAGCCGCCCTCGAAAGGCGGGAACTCCATGGTCGACAGCGTAGACACGCCCGCTTCAGGTAAATAGCCGTAGTAGGCCAGGGCCTGCTCTCGGACCATCTCGTCTGTAACTGTCGCGGTGCCCGCGTTGTTGTCGTACATCGACTTCAAAAACGCGTGCAAGGGTTCCATGTGTACGAAATCGGCGGCCAGCGTCGCGGCGAAGATCCTGTTACAGGTCTTGCGCTGCTCCGCGGTCACCAAGGAGGTGGACCACTGTTTGGTGGTGAACAAACGCTTGATTTCCGGGCACGCGACCAATGTGTCGCCGTCGAAAACCGCCTTGTTGTCACGGATGAGGATGTCGTATCCCACAACTCGTGCGTAGGCGTCGCCTGTCACGCTCTTCCAATCCAGTTTCGGTTTCCAGCCCCAACGGCGGAAGAAGTCTTCGATGATGCTCTCACCTCCAGGCGTGATGGGTTCCCAGATCGGTTCCTCGACCCGTCCCAACGTGTCATCGCCTTCGAAAATGAACATCGCCAAGTATTTCTTGCCGTCACGGGCAGACTTGTAGAACATGCGCATACCCTTCTGCTTGATCATGTCCTGAACAGCCTCCTTCACGTCCTCAACACGCATCAAAAACGACATCCAGGCGATCAGGTTCTGGAGGAAATTCCCCGAGCTCGTCAGCCGGTCGCCGCTCTCCCGCATGGGTTTTGGCAGCTGCAGCTTGACAGTCTTCATCTCGCCCGTCTCGTCTTTGTAACGCATCGACCACACACATGGCTTCTCCCTATCAGAGAGCACTCGCTCGAATAAGAGCGCTCCTGCCTCCTCGATGCCTATCATCTTGGCAATGTGGCGCAGAACCTGACACTCCGCGTGTTTCAATTCTTTGCCAATGCCGAACTCGAACGCCGTGAGGTCATTCTCACACCAGCGCCCGTTCCGCATCTTCGACAGATTCGTCGCAATGTCCTGCATCGCCTGCGACTTCGTCCTATGCTTGATGGACATCTGCTTCAGTCGCTCGAACATCACGTGCTCGAAGGTCCACGCCACCTTGGCCAATGCGCACAACCTAATCTCCTTATGGTTTGCGATCGGTCGGGGCTTGGGCTTCGCCGAAACCTCTGCCTTGACAAAAGCAGACACGTACTTGCTGAACGACACACCATCGCCGTCCGCTTCATTCAACGCGTCCAATTGCCACTGCAGCTTCATCTCCTCCGATAGTTTCTTTGGAAGTGAAGACTTCGTGAGGTTCTCG